CTCAAAGTCATTCTAGCCCTTGTTGTTGTGGAATATGCCTCCATGAAAGACCTGTTGTAGAACATTGATTTAACCCATGTTAGTAAATTCTCATTTGTTCTTGGTTTTATTAATTTGTAGACAGGGTGAGAACACCAAAAAGATCTAACATTGTCTATTGGTATGTCAATGTTCTTCTTTAGTTTTGCCAGTGATTTGTTTCCCATGTCGTATAGGAATCTTGGTGTTGCCAAACAATATCTATCATCTTCTTTTTCAACTGAGACACCCTCAATACTTGATATGTACAATGATTTTTTGTATAATTTTCTTATGTTATCTTTTATAAAAGAATCACCATAGTTGTAGAGCCTGTAATTATTTATGTTACCTCTACAATATAACGAGAATATTGGGTGAGGGTCAGGAATGCCAAACAATTCCACAGGTTGGCACATAAGGTCCTTAAAACTCCTGTTCATATTATTCCTCATACCTGGGAGAATAGAATAAGCATCAGCAACAAGAACAGTGTGCAACCTTTGAAAAAAATAAATGAAACTAAGGTTACAACCAACTCTAGCACATTCGCCCACCCTAGACATTGCTGCATCCATATCCTTTGTATAACCTGTGCATGGTAATGATAGATTCACTTCCTTTGATTTTTTTATTTGTGGGTATAACATCACACCGTTATGTGACATTTGAGAGACAAACTCCATTATGTAGGGCTGCGAACATGTTTTTCTTTCACTATCATTATACCCATGTAACCTCATTATCATTTTATTCAAAAGCCTGTATTTCTCAAATTCCTTTATATCCGTGTAAAGACAAACTGTGACATAATCATCAGAATGTTCCAAGTGCTCGATTTTGAGATCTGATTTTGGGTAATATTTTCTCCATAGTGTGTATGTATAGTTTTGGCAACACACAGCCTTATAAGAAGAACTATAATTGAACATCCCTTGAAGGAAGTTTTGGGTACTTGTTATTTGAGGGGTGTTTTTTTCTTTTAGTTTCTTGAGATAATCAGTATTGAAATTTTCTGTGGGTATTACTTTGTTATAAATGTCCATAGGTAACTGGATTTTTTTGTTTGACCAAGCATTGAATGTGGCAATTAATACTTCATAAATGCCCGGTGGTAGTTTATCCTCAAATGCAGAGACCATTGCTAAGAAAGAGGGCATTGTTTCTGCAGCAGACCATTTTGTACAGTCACCATTTGTATAAATTATTTCATGATTCTCAGTTTTATGCATTGTATGAACAAGATCCAGCATCCTCTGC